TTTTATTTTCATTTTTATTATTGTTTTTGTTTTTGTTTTTGTTTTTGTTTTTGTTTTTGTTTTTTTTTTTGTTTTTGTTTTTGTTTTTTAAAGACAAGTGGTCCTAGACGGTAAAGTCAAAGACGAATCCACGAGGAGCCTCTGAGATCGTAACCTTCCCTGCGAGGTCCGCCATCAGCTTCGCCTTTACGTCATCCTTAACGGGCTGGACCTGATGGGGGCTGCGACCTCCCGCAATCGCTTCAATCTTCTTGTTGAAGAATTCAACGCGGAATGTATCGCCTCCCACTGGCTTGTAGACGACGGGATACCCTCGCAGGATGGCATCCAACTCCTTTGGAAGAACGCCAGCGGCCCGATGGACGACAGAAGCGACGGGAGCAGAAGCGGCAGAAGGAGCAGAAGAACGCCACGAAGAACGCCACGAGCCATCTGAAACGGCAGCAGCGGCAACAGCGGCAACAGGAGCAGGAACGACGCCGGCTCCGCCGGCGAAAAGAGCCTTCCGTGCTCCCTTCATCTCCCACTTGTCTGACGCATCCTCTTCCGTAAACTTCTTATCAAACATCGTCCTGCTGCCCGGTCCAGCCCATGCTGCTCCTGCTCCTCCTGCTGCTGCTTTAGCCGGCTCCGCCTCCTCCACCGGTGCCGACGCTGGAGGAGGGGCGGCCTTTCTTGCCGCCTCTCGCTCTGCTCGGATCTTCTTAATGTGACCATCAAGAACCGTCAAGAAGGTAGGATCCGTCTCCGCACGACCCTTTACAAGAGCCGTGCCCTTGATCGTCCTCCCCCTTGCCTCCATCTCAATCTCACGCTCCTCCGCCTCCAACGCGCGGCCGACCAACTCTTCCTTTGAAGAGCGAGGGCCCACGATTGCCCGTGCGTGCCATTCAATCCGCTTGTCGCCTTCCAGCGAATCAAGCTTCTTGTAAAGAGAATTCCGTTCTGCGATCATTTCATCTAATTCTTTCGTGCCACCCATTTGGCCGCTGATAGCCTCCAACATCAATTCCTTCTCTACACGGTCAATGCTGCGAAGAGTATCGTTTTCTTGCTCGTACGCCTCACGAGTCTCCTTATGGAGGCGTTTTCCCTGACGCCACTTGATAGCAGCCGCGCTGCCAGAACCTGATGCCATTCTGTAAGATGTAAATAGATTTGTTGAAAGGAAGGAAGGAAGGAAGGAAGGAAGGAAGGAAGGAAACCGGAAAGGAAGAACACTGGACGGAAGAAAGCCTTGGAAATATACCCACCTGTATACCCCACTCAATCACACAAAGAAAACGGAGGCTTCAATTTTTTACGAAAAAAACGGATTCCTAGTACTTCTTGACCTGTACGATAGGACCGCGAGCCCCCGAAGTCGTAGACGTCAGCGTGGGAGCGGTCTCTCCCGCGGCCTCTGCGGCCTCCTTCTGTCGTTCGTACTCGGCAGACTTGATCCAATGATCTCGTGAGCCAATCTTGAATTCGGGGCGAGTGGCCGCCTTGTACCAAAAGACGCAATCTTCAATCTTGTTTGTCTTTGCTCCATTGTGGATGACGAGGCATTCGTAGTCTTCCGTACACTGGTCCATAATCTGACAAAACAATTCAAACGTGGGGAAAATTCCTGCAAACTGCTCGTAAATCTTCCTTCGTGCCGATACTTGATTCTCTCGCAAGATGAATACGTAATCCACCTGTCCTCGTAGAACCGGTGGAATGCCCATCACATACTGGAGAGCAAGAATGTACAAGAGCCCGTAGTGTCGCCCGTTCATGAACAAAGATCGGATAAACTTGTCGTTGAGCCATTTCGTATCGTACATACAGTCGTCCATGACAATGAACGCCCTGCGATCTACCGTAGATCCGCCTCGGGTATCCATATCCTTGCGAATCTGCTTTGTAATCGCATCCTGGCGTTTCAATACATTGGAGATGATGGCACTGTTGAATTCATCGTGAATGAAGAGACTAGGAACCATCGTAGAGTAAAAGGCGTTGGCACCCTCTGTACCGGAAATAACGGTCCCGATGGGAAACTTCTGCTTGTGCCACATGAGATCCTTAATCAACCACGACTTGCCCGTACCACGACGACCGATAAAGAGGATAACCGCATCGTCTGGAACCATTGTCATGTTGAATTTGGAAAGCCGCAAATTGACGGTAGGTCGGGGAGCCGCCGGATCGCCCATGGCCGGTAGAATAGAAGATAAACTGGAAGACATCTACCCACCCGAGAGGTTTTCTGAGAAAGAGAAGAGCCGCGTCTTGGAAAAGGAAAGCCTTTGTACACCCCTTCTACAATGCCCCCGAAGGTACCCCCGAAGGTACCCCCGAAGGTACCTCGTACCCTTGTACGTCCTACAAACAAAATCACGGTTACTTCTCAAAAGAAAACGGACCCAACTCGTGTTGTAAAGCCCGCCGTTTCGGAACTCCCCGAATCGCTTACACTTCCCTTTCCGTCAAATCCACTTCCGGACGCCGTGTGTCCTCCCACTGTACAGTTTCCGCAGCCGTTCTTTTCGGCCTTGGAGCGTCTCTTTCCCGACCTGAGTGCTCCTGGAGCCCACCAAGCCTGCTGGACAGGAATTCCCAAATCCGAACTTCAGTCGTTTACAAAAGACGACGAAGACAATGAATTTGCGTGGACACTGACGCTCACTTCCGGGCAAAAGTACCCCGTCTTCTTGAAACGAGCCCACCTACTGGATCCTACCGACGCGATGTCCGGGGCCTATCTGACGCCTCACGAAGGAGGCTTGCCCGCTCCCTCTACTCCTTGGCAGGCCGCTCTCAAGAAGCTCAACGATCCTCTCAACGAGGCTTACGTAGACGGTCTTTTCGCACTCTACGCGAATCGCATGGTTGTCTCCGGAATCTCCCCCCACTGGTGTCGTTGCTTTGGAACCTACGCCGGTCGCATTGACACCTATCTGTACGACATTTCAGAAGAATACGATTCGTTGAAGCAGGAACCGTGGTGGCACAAGAATCAGCGGGCCAACCTATTTTCGCTCTTCAACGACGACGCCGAAGATGACGGATTCCGCGCACTCTCGGATCGCGAAGGCGTTACGCTTGATCTAGGCGATTTTGAAGCCCTGGACGATGAACCGCCTACAGACCCAAAAAATACAGTGGATACGATCGCCCCCGAAGAGATGGGAACCGCTGTAGGAGAGCCCGTCAAGTTGCGGACCCCGCGTATCCGTTTCAAGCAACTCCGCACAAAGGACGCCGACAGTGCGTCTGAGGACAGCCACCAAAGCAGTTGTGAACAGGGAGGGCGATACGCACAATTTCACGATTTTCCCGTTCAAATGACGCTCCTAGAACGTGCGGATCAAACTCTTGAAGATCTATCGGAAGAAGAGATTGAGTCTCCAAAAGAACGTGACAACTGTTGGTCCGCGTGGTTGTTTCAAATTATTGCCGGTCTTTCGGCGGCACAGCATTACTTTGGATTCGCCCACAACGACCTTCACAGCAACAATGTCATGTGGTCTGCGACCGACCAGCCGTATCTCTACTATCGCGTTCACAAGGGGAAGACGTCGCAGATCTACAAAGTGCCAACCTACGGAAAACTCATGAAAATTATTGATTTCGGTCGGGCTTCCTACACGATTCCTGACCCCGGTGGTTTCTTCATCAGCGACGCATTCTATCCAGGCAATGATGCGGCCGAGCAATACAATTGCGAGCCCTTCTATGATCCCAAGGAAGGCGTTCGGTTGGAACCCAATCCATCCTTTGATCTGTGTCGTTTAGCCGTATCTCTTTTGGATTCGCTCTTTCCTGAACGACCTGCCGTTACCTCTCGTATCATGAGTCGCGAACCAGGAAAAGTATACTACGAAACCGTATCCCCTGTCTACAATTTGTTATGGGAGTGGCTCCTGGACGACGAGGGAAAGAGTGTGCTCCGCACACCCGATGGGAAGGAGAGGTATCCCGATTTTGACTTGTACTGTGCTCTCGCGGCCGATGTTCACCGAGCGATTCCTTGTCGGCAAATTGAAAAGTCGGTCTTTGCCGCGTTTCGCGTAGAGACTACGCCTCCTCCCGATCACCCCGTGTACGATTTACATGTCTAGGGGTGCGGGCGAAATATCGCCTGATCTAGTAGAATGAATCGGTACGCCAAGCATATGCTTCATGCCTTGGTAGCGTTGTTGCTCGTGGGGGGGGGAATTAAGATGGGAGTCGCCGGATTCAAGGGTACCGTGGAGGTCATGGGTCACAAGGTTCCGGCGGTCTTTTTAATCGCCGTGGGTGTCGCGGCCATCTCGGTCGCGTTTGTTCGCGATTTCTATCTGCCCTTTCTTGGCGAAACCCTACTCCCCTGCTCCGTCCTTGAACCAAAGGTCCCGGACAATGCCGATACGGAGGTCAAGGTTCTTGTAAAGCCCGGAGACAAGGTTCTCTACTGGGCATCGGAACCTGCGAATGAGGATATGGAAAAAGTAAAAGACTGGCGTCAGGCTTATTTGGGATACAGGAACGCGGGGGTTTCGATTGCGGATGAGGACGGATTTGCGACACTGAAGGTTCGCCACCCGCAGCCGTACAAGGTTCCTATGCACGGCAAGCTGGAAGCCCACGTCCATTACCGCATCTGTATGCACGACGGATTCATTGGAGCCGTGAAGACCGTGAAGCTGGATGGACGGGAGATGTTTGAAGATTACGCTCCTGTAATGGATCCGAACGCCGATGCCGCCGGTATTACGCCCGATATCTACCGCAAGACCATGGAACGCCAAGAGGCTCAGAAGACGGATCGCTACGGAATGCCTTCCGAGCAACTCTCAGAGGGCTTTGCTTCGGAAGAAAACGAAAGCGTTCCTTCTGCTCCATTTCTGTACCAGAAGCCGCAGAATCTGGGGCCTACCATTGCTTCCTACGTAAACAGCACCGCCCAACGGGCTCAGACAATGATGATACAGGCGGGTGCTCCTGTGGAAGGACCCGAGGCCACCGACAATGCTCCGTTTCCCACAACGCCTTCTACGGTTGTGGAAGGCATGCAGTCCATTGGATGTAACAAGAGGAACTACTAATCTGTAGGGGAATCGTTGATTTCCGAGCAGATTCTACGGGCTAAGGAGTTAGAAGTCGCCGCCTCCGTTGCGGTTGCCGCCGCGGCTATTGATGAGAGCACGATCGGCATCGGTCGTGCAAACGCAGCCGCCGGAGCAGCTAAAGGAAGCTCCGCAGCACTCGGGCTTGCACTGGTTGTCCTTAAACATAAACAGCGACTCAGGACCGACCTGGAACTCCGAGTCCAGCTTGGGCTCATTGGAAGGAGCTGCTCGCCACGGGTCTACCTTCTTAGAGTCAACACTGGACTTGACAATATTGTCGTAGATTCCCATTCCCTGGTAGGCATTGCCCGAAGGAGCCCCGCCAAGCAGATAATCGGCAAACCCTTCCCCAAACGATCGCTTCGGGTAATTCGCGTAGCCCATAATCATAAAGACATTCGCAAGAACGAGAAGGCCCAGCAGTGTAAGTGCGAAGCAGGCTTTCCGAGACAGCATTGCTTTCTAGGGGTCTCGTTTTTTCTGGAGAGCGGCCAGGGTATCAGCGTAGGTGCTCGGAAGATCGGAACCCAGGTCGCTAAAATCGCGTACATTCAATCCTTCCGCGACAAACGTACCGGACTCCGTAAACAAATGATACCACGCATCCTCGTGAACGACCGTAGAAGAGGTGGGTTGCGACCAAAGACCGTCCTCGTGCTTCCAACATCCGGTGGTCGCGTGTCCGGTTCCGACCGGAACGGCGGCCTTGGATCCGCCGGCGAGCGTTACGAGGCCTGTAATCCGCGTGCTCTTGCCGTCCGCAGCCCGAACGCGATCTCCGGGAAGAAGTAAGCGAATGGGAACAAGACCGGACTCTGTTGGAATGCGTGTAGATCCGGAGAATCCTGCGTCTGGTGTTTCGGGTGTTTCGGGTGTTTCGGGTGTTTCGGGTGTTTCGGGGCAAGAAGTCGCGGGGATCCCGTTCAGCGTAGAATAGACCTTCTCATACCACGCCTGTTGGGCGGCCGTGTCCTTTTCGTCTAATTCTTCCCAATCGGCAAACTGGAGGATACCTGTCTCGGTTTGGATAGGAATTCGCCGATGGCTCGTCAGCAGGCACACCACGGCATCTCGTGTTCCACAGGGCAGAGCCTCCGGGTGATCTGCGACAAACCGAGCCGTCTCGTTCTCGTACACAATGTGGCTTCCCGTCACAACTACACCGCGTAACGAATATACATCGCATCGTTCCTCAAACCGAAGAACTCCTTCCACAACGCCCCCTCCCTGGAGAAGAGTGCCGGGAGTCATTTCTTGGATTGGTTTGACGGATCCGTCGGAAAGTACAACGGGAGTTGCCGGATCAAAACACGCGATGCTAGCCACTGCGTCCGATGCCCCGTTGTCCATGCCCATGGCATCCGTAAAATCCGCCACCATAAGACCCCCTATCGTAATGAGTGGTAGCAGAGGCCAGAGAGCAAAGAAAAACCAAAACATCATAACGGCTAGCACGACCAGAATCGTAATGGTAATCGTAACCATCAATTTGATTGAATTTTTAATAGAATTGATCACCGAGAGCCCTGCGTAAACCGAGCTGACTGCGACGCCCCAGCTCTTTTCCATTGCTTGTAGCAATTGCTGAAAGGTCCGGACAAGAGAATGACCTACAGAGCCGAATCGCCGCATAAAGACATCCACCATCGCTTGAACGCTTCCAAACATATTGGACATCAGAGC